ATGCGGGTAGTTATGCCGAACCTTAACTTCAGGCATCGGTACATCGCTATCTATTTCATACATTCGCACCTCCGTTAATACAGTAAACCAACTGTAGCATAAATAGCAGGGAGGAAAACGTAAATTTTCTTGGTGCGGGGAGAGGAATAGGGCGCGCAACCACGGAGGGTCAAGACCCATCGCGTTGCCACAAACATAACAGACCAATCCCTATCGACTGACCATTACCAATAGGTCAGACCTATGCCCTTGCCATGCTGTCAATTGCACAAATGGCACCCTTGACCCTTTGTCAATTGACCGATAAACAATATTGCATAAGAAACAACCCTATTGCCCCTTGTTAATAAATATGCAAGGGCGCGAGGATTGCCAATATACCAATTATCACCCGAGCAACTATCCCTAATAGATTACCTATATCCCTATATACAAGCCAATAGAAAAATATATACCTATATATATATAGATGCCCCTTGACTTAATACATACACTCATCTATATTTGAACCTATGCACTCAGTGCATATTCCTAAACTTATCAGGGGCATCAAATGAAACAATCAACTATAGCAATGCTTGTATTTCTAGCCTTCACTTTGTGGTCACTGGTTTTCACTGTACACGGTGAATTTCTATGCTCACTTGGTGCGCTGGTTATCGCTTTCGTTAGCTGGTTAGTTGGCATCACGTTAGAACGCGAAGCTAAGTAACCGCAAACGACAATCAACTAAGGGGCTAATTATGAAAATTGATATCGCACAGCAAATTACAGACCGCATCATTTCCGAGCTAGAAAAAGGGGCTACGCCGTGGGTAAAGCCTTGGCGGTATCTGAAACAACAATCGGGGCAGGGGATGCCGTTCAATCCGGCTAGTGGCACTGTTTACAGGGGAATCAATCACTTTTGGCTATCAATGCAACCCTTTGCTATTCCGTACTACGTTACCTTCAAACAAGCGCAAATGCTCGGCGGTAGTGTCTTAGCCGATCAAAAGGGTACTCCGGTTGTCTATTGGAATGTTCACCGGCGGGAAACCATAGGCGACAAGGGTGAATCAGTAACTTCTGCCTATGCTTTTATCAAACACTACTATGTTTTCAATATTGAACAATGTTCCGGTATTGAACTGCCGCCAATGCCTGAAATTCCAGAAGTAGATTGGAACCCTTGCGAGCAAGCCGATCAAGTAGTTTCCCGCTTGCAACTAACAGGCGGGCTAACACACGCTGGTGACAGCGCTTATTACAGGCCTAGCACTGACGCCATTGTGATGCCACCACAGGCAGCATTTGATACACGCGAAAATTACTATGCCACTTTGCTACACGAATCAGTACACGCAAGCGGTCACGAAAAAAGGCTAAAGCGCATTACTCCGGCCAGATTCGGTAGCGAAAATTATGCTTTTGAGGAATTAGTAGCAGAATTAGGCGCCGCCATGCTTTGCGCAAAATGCGGCATTGATGGGGATTTGCGCCATGCGGGATACATTGAGAATTGGTTGCAAGCATTACGCAATGACAAAAAATTCATTCTCTCAGCGGCAGCAAAAGCGCAAAACGCACTGGACTATCTAACGGGTGAGCAGGTGAATGAGACTGAGCAAGTTACCGAAGCAATAGCCGCTTAAAACCTGACTGTAAGCCGCTTACGGGCGGTTTACGGGCGCGTTTTGTGCCATTTCCTAACTCTAAGGGGCAATCATGAGCAAAATAGACCATGCGCGTATTCTCAATGCGTATCTTGCAAGAATGACACTATCAGATATTGACAATATCCAAGCGGCTAACAAGGCTTGGATTCAAGCCGCTATGAATCAGGGGAACTCTGCGCAATTGCAATGCCAAGCGGCTTTTTATGCTGCAGTTGCCAATGCGGTGAACAATCTGATTCGCAGTGACATTGGCACTATCGAACAAGTTATCAGCGAACAATTCGAAGGGGTGACGTTATGAAAACACTGAAAACACGGCAACCATTAAACATTGGCAAACTTTGCAAAGTGATAACAGAGCATGGCACGTTCAAACTGTATTTATCTAATACCGTTACTCAGTCATTCACCATTGGCAACATTTGCTTTGAAGCAATAGGGGGTTATCCCTCAAACGGTTTCCGGCCTGATAAGCCAATCCCGCTTGCTTGGACTATCGACTTAGCGCAACCTGTAACTGATTAAGGGGGCAACAATGATTTTCCTGATAACTAATGATGACATTGGGCGAAATGGCCTGACTAAGCGCGATATTGGCAAATTTTGCTTTATGGACTTTGTAAGCAAGGTTTTTTACGTTCGCAAAACCCGCGCCGAGTGCGAAGAATTGCGAATCTTACTTTCTAACTAAGGGGTAAACAATGAAAAAGCTTGGCGAACAATTCGACGAAAAAATGGAACAAGGCGGGATTTTCTTTTATGCAATGGCCCTAGTCATTTGCTTCGTGCTGTACCTGATTTTAGTTCTCGGTATGCTGATATTCTGACAACAATCTACCCTTACCGATTAAGCCCCTTTTAGGGGCTTTTTCTTTTCTACCCTCATCCTACTATTCCCCAAACTTTTGAAGCCCTCAGAAGCCCTAAAACCGGCCTCAGAATTGATTCTTGCCAGTGCCAGCCGATCCGCTTTTCAAAAATCCCCTATGCAAAACCGATCCCTAGCTTGTTTGGCAACAAATGCAGGTTCATTCCTTTGACATTTGAATCCTGTAAAAAAATCGGAAATCATGTTTCCAAATTGACACGCGCCTACCTATATGTATAGGAACCGTATAGATTTAGAAACCGTATAGGAAAGTAAACGTATAGTCTTAGTAAACGACTATACCTATAAGTTTTGAGAGATAGATGTTAGAACGATAGACCCTCGTATACCCATATTACGGTTTACCCTATAGCTATAGTTACCGTATAGCTATAGTAACCGTATATATGTAGTAACCGTATAGCTATACGTTTACTTAGACTATAGTAAACGTATAGATATATTTATATAGGTGTTCTACTTGCCAAAAAGAAACACAGAAGTTATCCACAGGTTATCCACAGACTTATCCACAGGCACTTTGACAACAAAATAGTTCTCTCAAAATAGTTGTTGACTTTGTGTATTCTGTGAACTATTGTGCGCGTGTGCTGATGCACATTATCCGTTTCCTAATCAGGGAGGTTCACATGATTTACACCCTTCAGGATCATTTCGATCCTCGTCAAGACACAGACCTAATCGACCGTATTCGCCAGCAAGAGGCTGCTGCTCAAGCTGCTTTAGACCGTGCTAAAGCGTCTGTTCATCACCTGTCTGCTTCCGTTTTACGCCTTCGTGAACGCCGTTTCCAATTGGTAGAACTCGACGCCTAATCCGTTATCCATCCATCTGGGGCTTATCCATGACTTACATTAAAGACATCAAACTGTGTGTTGATTGCTTCTTCTATGGCAATGAACACGGTCAGAAAGACCGCTGCATCAATCCTGTTACCACTGAACGTAGCCTTGTTACCGGCAAGGAAGAGTTCCCGTATTGCTTTGCTCAACGGCAGTCCAAGCGTGATATTGACTGTGGGCCTAATGCGCAATGGTTCGTGTTAGTGGAGGAAACTCAGATTGCCAGAGAAAAGGCTAGGCTTGAGTTTGAAGAGGCCATGCGTGATAGCCCCTTCTGAGCGCGACATGATCGCTAAAGTCCTTAAACAAGGCGTAGAGGCTATTCATCGCTGGTGGGCTAGATCAGTCTTTACCATCGCCCTGATGATACTTAGCTACTACATTGGCGCTGTTCAAACTGAGAGCCGTATAGCCTCTGATTGCAGGTTTGCTGCGGCCTTTAGGGTGGACATTCAGGCCTTCACTTGCCAGAGGAAATTATGACTGCAGAAGACATTCATACCTGCCATGCTGACTGCCAGCGCCCTACCTGTGTTGCAGTTCGTGAAGCTGTGGCAGCAGAACGTGAAGCCTGTGCCGAGTTACTTGACGAGATGGCGGCAGAGGACAAGTTGTCGAACTATTACAGGGTGGCAGCACTTAGGATTAGGGAAAGAGGTGCGCCATGATTGATAAATGGTTTCTTTTTGCGGCGTGTCTGTATGTTATCAACGCTATTGGTTGGATGGTTTTTATTATTTGGAAGGGGTGGCTATGACCATCACACTAACACGCGAGGAAGCGCAGCAGTTATTAGAAGTGTTTGAATTGTTTTTAGAAGAAGCTGAAGACGTTACCACCCTTGAAAACAACTTAGTCAAAATCCTACGCACCCGACTCGCGCAGCCTGAACGCGAATGGCAGGGGCTTACGGATGAAGAGATGAGTGAGGCGATGGACTACTGGTCTGATCCAGTTCGCAGTGCCTATGGTGGAGCGCATAGTGCTGATGGAGAGTATGTTGGCATGATTGATACATGGCGATATATCGAAGCTAAATTAAAGGAAAAGAACGCTTGAACACCTTTCAAGTAATAACTTTTATCGGTGCTGCATTAGTGGGTGCTGGTGGACTGGCAGCAATTATTGTCCTGTTGCTATCAGTCTTAATGTGGGATCAGGACGATAACTAATTGGGGCTAAACATGAGTGACTTTTCACCCGAAGTGCGTAATAACGCATTGTGGTCTAACGATGCGCGTCGTTTCGTTGAAGGTAGAAGCGGTGAGGTTTACGCTGAGAAGATCGGCGTTAAACCGTTAGATGACTTATCCAACGTAGAAGCTGTGCGAATGGGTTTAGTAATGCAGGAACCCATCATGAAAGAGTTTGCACGCAGACAACGCATCAATTTCAAAGATGCTGACTACGCTCTCTATCATCCGCAACATACCTTTCTTGCCTCACACTTTGATTACATTTCAGAGGATGGGCAGACACTCTATGAGGTCAAGAATCTAGGTATCCACCAGCGTAAGAAGTATGGCGACGATGGTACAACTGACGTTGACACAGGCTACCGTGTGCAGTGCCTACATGAATCCTTAGTCCACCGCATCCCTAACGTAGTCTTAGTGGTCTGCTTTGGCGGTCAAGAAATCTGCCATTACCCACAGCATTTCTCAGAGGAACAATGGGATTTACACGCCAGAGAGATGGCACAGTTTTGGGGCAGGATTAAGGCTAGGAACTTTGACCCTGAAACGATGGGTGATGCTGCCAAGATTGTGTACAAGGAAGACAATGGCAACAGCCTGTTAGCCAATCAGGAATTGGAAAACATTTGCGAGATGCTGAAGATCGTCAAAGAGCAGCGCAAAGTATTAGAAGCGCAGGAAGATGCCCTAGCTGCCAAAGTGCAAGGCTACATGATGGAAGCCAGCCAACTGGCAACCTATGATGGTCGAATCCTAGCTACTTGGAAGGCCAGCAAATCGACTAAATCCTTTTCCAAAGACTTGTTCCGCAATGCCATGCCAGAGATGTATGACAAGTTTGTGGTCGAGCAACCGGGTTCCCGCCGATTCCTAATTAAATAAGGAGATGAAATGGATGACATAGAAAAAATGCGTAAAGAAATGAATGAAAAGTACGCAAAAAAAATAAACGAAATGAACGAAGCTCTAGCCAACAAAACCGTCAAACGATTTCAAGAAGCCGTGATTGGTCTAAAAAGACTGATGATTGCGTGGGGTGATATTGATTTGTCTGACTGGAAAGAAAAAATTTTAGATGGCGAGGTAGCTGAAACCGATTTCGATGTTGCTCGATCTTTCACAATCATGTTGCATATTTTAGAAGTAGATATGGAAATGTTTATTGATGCTTATGGTGGAGATATTGAGGAGCAAACATGAGTAACGTAGTCAACATGGCAGGGGAGTCGGCAATTGCCGTACTTGACCCTGCTATCCAATCATCCATTGTGTTGCGTGGTGACTTGTCTGGACTGAACGAGGATCAGAAAAAAGAGTATTACTTGTATCGCTGCCGCCAAGTCGGTCTCGATCCAGCCGCTAAACCCTTTGACTTGCTAACACTCAATGGTAAACAAATCCTTTACGCGAACGCAGGAGCTACTCAACAGCTTTGTGCGCTCCACAAACTTTCCACTCAGATTACGCATCGGGAACGTGTGGATGGAATTTACATTGTCTCCGTCCGATGCACGGGCGCTGACGGAAGAGTTTCAGAAAATCAAGGCGCAGTGGATGTTTCAACCCTTGTCGGCGAGAGATTGGCTAATGCCATCCTTAAGGCGACTACGAAAGCAATACGCAGGTCGGTTCTTGCACATTGTGGACTCGGAATGCTTGATGAGACTGAAGTTGAAACCATCCCGGAAGCGCGTAAAGAGCCTCTGATCGTACCCCAAGCAGTTGCACCCATCGAAGTACCTGCACCACCACCAAAGCTCACCACAGGCGTGGCTTTCATGGTGCCGGGAAAGAGCGAAGCCTATGCCTACCATGCCAACGATGATGAGTTTGTCAATGGCTATTTGGATATGGTCACAAGCATCATGGCAAGCGGCAAGTTAAACGCTGCCGAGAAGCTGGCAAAGATCACAGCACTAGAAGGCGCTAATGACTTTGTGCTTGGCATGATTGAAGCTGAAAAGCCAGTGCTGTTCGAGGTATGGACTAAGGGCGTGAAAAGGGCGAAGGAGGATTGCGATCAGCAGATAAAAAAGGGTTGAAGCCAGCCAGCGGCAAGGGGCAATCAGCCATGATCTTAGATCACTTGCAGCAAGGTGATGGCATTACTGCCCTTGATAGCCTAAGACTGTACGGCGTGCTACGGCTGGCGGCACGCATTGAGGAACTTAGGAAAAATGGACACACTATCGTGACGCAAACGGTGCGTGTTGGGAAGAAAGAGATAGCACGTTATTCATTAGTTAAGGAGAAGCAACATGGATCGACCAGACATTGAACGCAAGATGGGTACGGGCGTGCTACTGAGCAACCGTAATAAGAAGTCGCCTAGTAGTCCTGACTGGCGTGGTGAACTGAAGGTATCTGAACACTACGCTCCGGGTGACACAATCAAGCTGGCAGCATGGACTAAGGACACGAAAGGGGGTGCGCTAATTTCTATCAAAGAAGATACTTGGGTGCCACCTGAAAGCACCGGCCCCGGCAATGTCAACCCTTTCCCTAGCAAGCGGAAAGATGATGGCGATATTCCTTTCTAATGGAGGTCACATGAAATACCTATTTGCGCTCTGGTTAGCAGTTACCGCACCACTGGTTTGGGCAAGCTGCACTTACAATACCTACTGCGATCAAGGGAGGTGTGTTACTTGTACAACCTGCTGCTACGGAAATAGCTGCAATACAAACTGTTATTAACTCTTTCGGGGGAAAGCGGATGCTGACCAGTTAGCTGAAATGCAAAGGCAGTGCAGCGAGTACCCCACCCCCACCATGAGCAAACTTAACAGGCAGCGTGGCGCAAGCTATGAACGTGAAGTCGCCAATGCAATATTTGATCAGCTAGGCATACGCATTCGCCGCAACCTGAAGCAGTATCAGGTGTCGGATGAGGGTGACTTAATCCTTGGCAAATATCTCATTGAATGCAAACGCAGACGCAAGATTGCGGTGTATGATTTTATGGAGCAAGCAGAGAAGGCTTGCGAGATAGGTCAAATACCCCTTGTAATCATGCGTGAGGATGGCAATAAGTCTTTAGCCATGCTCCGACTTTCCGACTTGCTGACTCTGTTAGGTAACGAATTAACCCCCCATCAGCCACAGGATGAACCTTCGCCTGAAGGTAGTTAGGAGCGTTGCGGGGCGCAGCGTCACTGTGGCACGCCCCACCTTTACGGAGATTACATGGAAAAGCAGAAACATATCTTTATTGCAACACCTATGTATGGTGGGCAATGCACAGGTGTATTTGTTCAGTCGTTGATTAACTTGATCAATGTCTTGGGTGCCAAGGGTTACAAGACTTCTTGCGCATTTATGTTTAATGAAAGCCTGATTACTCGCGCACGTTGCAACATGGCGCACCAATTCCTGCAAGGTGATGCTGATTACCTATTCTGGATTGATGCTGACATTAAGTTTCGGGCAGAGGATGCAGTCAAAATGCTTGAGGCCGATGTTGATGTCATAGGTGGAATCTATCCAAAGAAGGAAATCAATTGGGATATGGTTAAACAAGCTGTGTTGGATGGCAAAGATAACTTGCAAAACCACACAGGCAGCTTTGTAGTCAATCTTCTGGAAGGCGAGTCTTCTATTACGGTGCCAGTAGATCAGCCGTGTGAAGTATCAGCCCTTGGCACGGGCTTCATGCTGGTCAAGCGTGATGTCTTTGAGCAATTGAAGCCTCACACAGACACTTACGTTAGCGACATGACGCACTTGGCAGGGCAGGAAATATACGCTTTCTTCCTTGATCCCATTGATCCAAAGAGCAAACGCTTGTTGTCAGAGGATTACTTCTTCTGTCACCAGTGGCGCAAGATTGGCGGCAAGATTTATGCAGCGCCTTGGTGCCAAATGGGTCACATGGGAACCTACCTGTTTGAAGGCGGCTTGATGGGTAGTGAGTAAAAAACCCCCGCCAGAGGAAGGCGGGGGAAAGCCTAGAAGGGAAGACTAGGCCAGCAGCGATTAGCGTTTCGTCTTGCGTGCAGTCTTGGCAGACTTGCGGAATGCAGCATCGGTGGGCGCACCCTTACTTCCCGGCTTTCTCATGCGCTCACCACTTCCCGCTTTGATTCTTTCCTGTTTAGCATTGATGTTTGCGTATAGTCCGGTCTTCATTTGATCCCCCAAAAGTATAAGTCGTGAACCGTATCATTACTTATAAATTGATATATTTTGAATACTGACAAGTCTATTTCCTTCCGTATATCTTCTTCCGTTAGATTGCGGTAGTAGTCACCGCAGAAGGGTGCGTCAGAAGGACTTGTGCGCGGTGTACCGTGTTCCTTGCGTCCAGTGGTAGCGCAGCTAAAGAATACCAAACCTGACGCCATCCTGATCATGTTTTTTAGCGTCGCCACCCACTCAGGGTTATGCTCAAAACATTCACAACTTGCCACAACGTCAAAGCTATCATTTTGATAGGTGAGGTCTTCCCCTCTAGCCACCACATCAACGTCGGCTCCCTCGCCAAGATCAACCCCAACATAGGTGCATTTCTCAAAGAGTGGTCTGATTGAACCGTTGATATTTAGGCTACCTATTTCCAGCACATTCTTGCCAACGAAGTATTCTGGAAACTTAAACCGCAGATTTGCAACAAAGTCTATTTGCGCTGGATGACTCATCGGCAGTTCCACCTTCTTAGTGACGCCTTTGCCCGTGTAGCTGGCCCTTTAGCCTTACGCACTACACCAGCCATACGCGCACAGAAACTAGCCTTGCGGCCTGCATCTTTCTTAGTCCTTGGATTAGGCGCAGGAGGCTTTAGATTGCTGCCAGTCTCGCGGTTTAGTTTGGCTCTACCTTTCGCAGTCAGGCCAGCACCCTTGCTAACAGGTAGCTTCTCGCCCCTGCCTATCGACAAACTAGGATTTTTTTGGGGCATAAGGACGGGTTCCTTTTTTATCAATAATCAGCGCCATCTTGCGAGGCTGCTTGCCTTCAGGGGCAATGCTAACGTGCGTCCAACTATCAAACTCTCTGATCACTTGATCAAATGGCAACTTAGCCGCAATGATTGCCTGACAGACTTGATCAGGCGTCATGCCAGCAACCCGAATATCTGCTGCCTGCCCTTTGCAATGCTGGCTTGTCTTGCTACCACCAACGCTTGCATTGACCTCTGGCGCACGATACGCCGAGTTAATACGGACGCCTCGACCAACCGCCGTTCTTACGTCTTCTAAAAATAAAGCCAACCGTTTTAGGTTGAACAAAGCATCATTATCTGGCGTGTTATCCAAGCCTTTCCGTGCTGCGGTTTCGCTTACCGTCAACTCTTCTAGCGTGAAATGCTCAGACAGTTTCATTTCGTCAACGCCTCTGTTTTATCTTTGGAACCTTGCGACGATCCAAAGTAAAAGCTCAACACTTGACCAGCTACCGCAGTCACAAAGCCAAGCACAAAGATCACAATGCGCTCTTGAGAATCAGCAATGTTGACGAAGCAGAGTATGCCAACCAAAACAAATGTCGCAACCACTGTAAACACAGCAAGGAATGGCATGACAGCTTTTTCCCACCAAGGAACATCCTTGTTTGTCACGATTGCCAGTCGGTTTGCTCTTGCTGAATCTCTATCTTTTTGATCCAGTTCAGCCATGAACTCTTTATGTTTCATGGCGGCAGCTTCTACTTCGGCAAGTTTGGCAGGATCAAGGACGCCATCAGCATTCGGCGTTAGCTTGATGCCTAGTTTGTCTTCCACGGCATCTAAACCCTTGTCCATCACGGCATCAGCCACCTTCTGCATACCAGCGCCAGCAAGCTGAGAAAGAATCGGAGCAAGTAACGGCAACATTAGAAACTTCCTTTCTGTTGAAGCATCCACCACATTCCGTAGCCAAATGCAAAAATAATAATGCCTAT